TTCGATAAAATATCTGTCTCGTAATGTATCAAGACTAAATTTATCTAGCTTCGATTCATTGTCATAATTAATTTTAATTCCTAAATATTCTTTAGGTCCTACTTTGTCTTCCATTAATTGTTCTCCGTGTCGTGAACGTGAAGCATGATTATAGCATAGTGTAATATTTTCATCAAGTCTTTTCTGTTCTTTCCTTCTTTGTTTCCATAACGTTTAGCATACTTCATAATGTTTCCAATGCAGAAGCCTTCTCCATGACCAGAGTCAATGATAACATCTGTTGCTTGGTATTTATCTGATGCATAGTGTTGGCTATAAGTTTCATCAATATATTGTTGTATCTCTTTGATTAAATTATCTTCATCAAATTTATAATTAATTTTGTTTACCACTCTTCCATTCCTCCGGTAATGTTTCTTCACTGAACCACCTGAAACCATTTGTCTCAGCCCATTCAGCATGTGTTCTTTTTGTTTTATCTTGTCTTACTTTAGCACCAGGCATAGGCGAGTAAGGTTTTTGAAAAACAAACACTAGCTCATAGTTGTCAGGTAAAGCGTCTCTAATATGTATGTACTTACTATACTCTGCGTAATCCCAAAACCTACCTTTTGCTTCTATGAGTATGACACTTCCATCAAACTCTTTTACAAAGTCAGCTTCGTAAGTTTTAGGTATGACATACTTAAGAGTATCCCAATGGTGTTTCCAGTCTTTAAGAAAATCTTGATGAAGATTATATTCCCAAACACTGTCGTAACCTTTCGGAGCTTTTAAATCTTTAGGTCTAACCTTACGTGGTATTCTCTTAGGCACTATTGAACGCTCCTATTTTCTCGTGCTTCAAGTTCTAGCAATAAGAGTTGAGACAAATCTCTCAAAGTTTTTGAATCAAAATTATCTAAAGTTTCTGATTCATCTTTTAAAATATCTCCAATAAGTATTAATGCTTTTTCTAAATCACCTTTCATTTATTAAATCCTTAACTGTAATATCATTTATATTTTTTATTTTACTTAATTTTTTAATTTTTTTATTAATCCATTTTTGTGAAAAAGCAGACAACATAATTCTTTGATTAGCAAATACATGGGTATCAGATGGTAATAAATCAAAAGCATCTTGTACTGATAATTTTTTTCCTTCTTCTTCTGATACTAAAGTCTTAACCCAATCTACTAAAAGATGTAAACTTTTTTTTCTTATTTGTTTTGATTTCTTTCCGTTCATAAAATCTCCTCTACGTTTGGTATCTTAACTAACTTTGTAAAATAAACTGGACCTTTAGCATAATTAAATACTCTTAATCCTTTACCATCATTTGCTTCTGCATGACACTTATATTTATAAGGACAATAAGTACATTCATTAGGAAGCTTCATATTTCCTGACATGCCTTCAGGCACAGAAGGATAACAATAATCAGGAGGTGTATCTTCTTTTACAATTTTTTTAATTCTTTTAATTCTTTCTTTAATGTTTGGTTTATCTAAATCTTCAGGCTTAAAGAAAGTTAATTCACCTGTCTCTTTGTTCATTACAAGGAATCCACCTTGAGAAGTTTTCTCAGCTGATTCATAACCTGCAAGTTGTGATAAATATCCAAAGGTATCCTGCTCTGCTAGAGTACCATCTTTAAATTTTTTAAAGGCATACCCTGAAGCAGTTTTAATATCAACAACTTCACCATCAATCTTACAGTCAATATGACCTTTAATTCCACTGACAGTAACTTCTTTTTGTTCTGATTCAACTGTATGCTTTGCAAGTCTAACAAAGAATAAAAGCAAGACTTCAAGTAAATGTCCATATAAAAACTTAATCAAAGTGCTTGGATGCAATTCAACATCTTGGTCTTTCTCGTGATTAATATCATACCAAAGTTGTCTGCTTGGTCGTCCAATGTTAGACATTCTAAGAGTATTAACTGTAGCTTTATTATTACCTTTAGGAGTAGCCCATTCTTTTAAAGCTGTTGCCATATCCAAACCAAACTGAGAGAGTAATGTATCAGATATTTTGATAGGCTTACCATTTGATATAGGACTGATAGATTTGTAGATATCATCTACTAGCGTATCTAAATTTTTATTTTTCTTCATCTTCTAAATCCTTGAAGGCTTTTATAACATCGCTTGAAAAAAGCTTTTGTAAATTTACTAAATACATTTTACTAGCGTTGTGGTCACCGCCTGAAACTGTTTTAAAGTAATCAAGTTTATCTACAATCTTTCGTAAAACATCTGTTTTAAAAACAAGAGTACAGTATTCATTGTCACCAACACAAAGATTATGGAACCAGTAATCAGATTCTGTTGCATTGATTCCTGATGGTTTGTTCCAACACTCATATTCAATGGCTATGTTTCCAGTCTTCATCCACATACCACGTTCTGATTTGACTTCAACCTTTTTCTGAGTCAACATTTCTGCAACTCTGTCTTCCCTTATTGTACCATATTCTAAGTCAATGTCAAATTTTTTTCTATCTTCTTTTTTAGGTTTCATATTTTTCCTTCTAAATATTTAATAGCTCGTTTTAATATATCTGAATCATCTTTAAAACAACCCAAGGCTCTATTACAAAGATGACATAACCATCCTCTAAATTCTCCTGTTTGATGTGAATGGTCTAGCACCCAAGACCCTGCATGTTTACCGCCTCGTTTAGCTACTTCTTCTGATGTGCCTAAACATAAAGGACAGATATAACTATCTAATGGCATACCATATTTATTTCGTAAACCTTTTCTTTCTTTACTTAAATTTTTAACACACTCTCTACAATGTTCTCTTCTAAAAACTTTTTCTCCACTTCTCCAAGGAAAGGCTTCTAATGGTTTGACTATATTACATTTTGTACATAATTTATTTTTATCATCTTCTAAATCCAGTATAATATTTTTAAAAAAAGAAAGTTGTTTAGTGTGTTTCACTCCAGTTCCCTCCTATTCTAAACTCACCATCAAGAGGGCAACGCATATCAAAGTATGTACCGGCATCGACAATACTCTGAACAGCTAATTGCCCTACTCGATTAGCTTGACATTCTCTAACTTCAATCTGCCATTCATCATGGATGTTTGCAACAAACTTAAAGTCAATGTTACACTTTCTAAGTCTATCATTAAGTAGAGATAAACCTTTCTTCATAACGATAGCACCCCCACCTTGAAGTAAGGTATTGAGTGCTGCATGTTTATGTCTTAAAAATATTTTTCTACCATCTAATCCTTTGAGGAAACCTTTGTCAGATGCTCTGTCAACTCTAGTTTTAAGAGTTGCAAGTGCTGGAAGACTACTAAGAAAGCGTTCTCGCAACCTCTTACCATCTGTTCTGCTTCCTCCAATGATGCTTCCAATCTTTTCGTCTCCTGCTCCGTATATGAGGGCATAGATGAAAGTCTTTGCCTCATCTCTTGATTTAAGTCCAGCAAAGTTTTGGTTAGCTGTGTGAATATCTCCGTTGATAATTTCATTTATATACTCCTCGTCAGCCATGTAGTGTGCCAACATTCTAAGTTCTAATCCTGAAGCATCAACACCAACTAATTTGTATCCTTCAGGGACAATCCAACAAGCTCTGCATTCTTTTCCAAATGGACTATAGACAGCAGGAACTTGAGCCATATTAGGATTTCTGTGTGCCATTCTACCTGTTATAGTTCCAGTGGAAATAACTGAACCATGCACACGACCATCTTCTTTAACTGCATCAATCCAAGACTCAACTTGAGCAGCTCTCTTTTGTAATAATAAAAACTCTGCAATCAGTTGAGCCTCTTTGATATGATTAATTTTACTTAGAGTTCCTTCATCAACAATCGGCTGACCTGTTGGTGTAAATCTTTTAGGAACCCATCCAAAGTCTGAAAGGTATTCACCTATTTGTTTTCTACTTCCAAGATTAAATTCTTGCAACTCTTGTCTCATAAAGGGAGCAGTATTCTTAGTGGCTACTCGTTCTTCATATTCAATATTTGTTAATCCTGATTTAGATAATGTTCCATCCTTCTTAAGTTTAGGTGTAACTTCTTTAACATCAACCAATCTTGGTTTGAATGTTGCATGAACTTCATCCTCAACTTCTTTCTTTCTTTTATTCAAAGAGCTAAGTAAAAGTGTAGCATTTTTTTCATCAAATAAAAACCCATTAAGTTCTTGGTCTTGTAAAATTCTACAAGACTGATGTTCAATTAGAACGGATTCTTTACTAAATCCTACGCTATCTTTTCTTAATTTATCTAAAACTTTTTTATTCAATCTAACATCCTGAATACAATAGTTCAACATTTCTTTACTGTATTCTGTAAATCTTGGAGCTTTAGACTTAGGGCAATTGAGTTTCCATCCCCACTTTTCTAGACTGTGTCCACCTTCTCTTGTGGGGTGGAGCAATCTTGATAGGGTCAAGGTATCAAGAATCTCAGCATGGTCATAGAGGTTTACCTGCTTTAGTTTATTAATCGCAGGGATATCAAAGCCGATGATGTTGTGACCAACTAGAGTATCGGCTGACTTAAGAAACTCAATGCCCTCGTCAATTTGATTTGGTTCAAAAGAATAAACTTTATCGTTCTCATCTATTGCAACAATACACCAAATGATAGAAGCAGGAGGTAGAATTTCTAGCTCACCCGTATCTTCATTCTTGATGGTAGATTTCCAAAGTAATCCATCTGTTTCAATATCAAAAACTAATTCCATTATTTTTCCTAAAATGCAATCACATCATCATCAACATGATTAAACTCTGTATCAAAATGTTCTGATAGTCTTCCTGTTTGTTTATCATACATCAAAGCAGTAGCCATACCAACATCACCTGTGTATCTTGATTTTAAAATACGAAGCCTAGTTGTTCTCGCCTCTTCAGGGTTAGCAGACTGCTGATTTCTTTCAAGTGCAATAACACAATCAGATAACTGTCCAATACTATTAGAGCCTCGAAGGTGAGATAGACTTACCTCAATCCCATTCTCATGTCCTTTGTTCCCATCAACTCTTCTAAGATGAGAAACAAGAATGAGACCAGCACCTGTTTCTTCAACTAAACTTCTAAGTCTAGTCATAATATTATCAATGGCTCGTCTTTCATCACCCTCTGCTAAAGCACTTACAAGCATATGTAAGTGGTCTACAACTACCCATTTACAATCACAACCAACGATTAAATATCTAAGCTTTGCAAATATATCATCAATCTCATTGGTTCCAAAATGAGCATGAATAAAAACCTTATCACCTGCGAAAACTTTTTTGAACATATCAATCAAAGTATCTTCACTAAACTTTTCTCTTTCACTATCAATATAAAGTCTAGCATTAGCTTCAATAGATAGGATACCATCTACAGTTCTTCTCCAGTCTTCTTCAAGTGCTATGATTCCTACATTATCATCAGTATTTTTAATTAACCAATGTTCAAGTTCTCTAGTGATACTAGACTTTCCAAGTCCTGTGCCACCAGTAAGGGTAATTAATTCACCCTGTCTCATACCATAAAGTTTATCGTTCAAACCTTTCCAAGGATAAGGAACAGATTCTTTTTTCTCTCTGTTTAGAAATGCTTGTTGCTTTTCTGAGACACGAATTATACCACTAGGTGTATAAACTTTAGCATCCCACCAAGCTGTAGTAAATTCTTTATACTGTCCTTTAATGAGCATGTCATTAGCATCTTTAAATCCATTAGGTAAAGTTACTATCTTAGCTTTGCCGGGCTTTAAAATAGTTGCAACTTTTTTAGCTGCTTCTTGTCCCTGCTTGTCTTTATCAAAACAGATAACGACATTATCAAAACTCTCAACATATTCTAAGTTTTCTTTTATATCTTTAACAGCACCTGCTGCTCCCCTGATGATAGAAACGACAGCCCATTTACTACCAAGTAGCTCGTAGGCTGCCATTGCATCACACTCTCCTTCAACGATAGTTAGATACTTACCACCTTCTTTAAAAAGTTGTTGACCAAATAAGCCAACACCATTAGGTGAAACATCATAAGAGAATTTTTTATCTCTGACATATCTAATCTTATTAGAAGTAAGTTCGTTATTAATATAGAGAGGATAGATGTGTTGAGCTAACTGTCCTGAGTTATCGTATACAACTTTAACTCCATATTTCTCTGCTGTTTCTTTAGAAATATTTCTATCAGAAAGTTTTGCGAAGACTCCACCATGAGCATTCAGTTCTCTGACTGTATCTTTGATAGTAGTCTCAACAAGTTTCTCAGCAGTAGCTGTGCGATTGTCTACTCCTTTTGGAAAGAACTCATCACAACTAAAACATTTTGCTGAACCATCTTTATTAATTGATAGTGCATCACTGCTTTTACAGGATGGACATGGCTGGTGATATTTAATAAATTGTAAATTTGTTTCCATAGTTTGACCCTTAAAATTAAAAAGCTAGGCATCTAAATTAATAGACACCTAGCAAGGAGATAATTATAGAGACTTATTCAGTTTCAGTCTCATTACTTTCAGTTGTTGACTCAACTTTTGCTTCATCACAAGATAAGAGTAACTGTTCTAAGTTAGCTCTGTGGGTGCGACTAGCAAAGTCTAAAGCCTCAATGATGACTTGAAGATTGCCAACTTTCTGTACTATAACAGTAGCTTCCTGCTTCTTCTGTTCATCTTCAATTTTATTGACATCAAATTGAGTTTCAATACCTTCATCGTTTCTAATTGTGATAATCATCAAAACTCCTCGCCACCTTCAATGGCTTCAAACTCTGCTCCATCGCCTGACTTATATTGAACTAAGTCAAGAACTTGCATAGCTTGAAAGTCAAGTCCTTTAAAGTTTCCGAACTTGTTAGAAACTTCCCACTCGTTATACTGAATCTTAACTCGTGAGCCATTACCAACTAACTCATCCATTGGAACTTTGTTAGTATCAAGAAGTAAAGGAGCTTTCCTAACCATTCCATTAGGTCCATTCACCTTACGCTTGAAGTTTATAGAACGACCAACAACTTCATCATTCACAGTCAAAGTTTTAACTTTGAAACCACGACTCTGAAAGTCATTAGCCACCTCATCATCTACTACTAAGTCAACTGTATATACAGGTTCAAACTTAGTATTAGGTGTAGTTACACTAGCCCAATAGGCTATGCCTTCTTGTATTGCCATATATTTCTCCTTTTGGTTTTGGCATTATTGCGAAATGCATTATACAGGTTGAGACAAAATTTGTCAACCCCCTAATCTTTAATTTCTCTAAGAATATCTTCTAAAGATATGTGAGTATTATCAAATAGTGTAACAAAAAACTCGTTAGCACTTTTCTTTTCTACTTCATAGGTTATTTTATTTTCATAAAATTCTTTGTAATTCTTGGTAACATACTCCTCAAATAACTGTAAATCTTTCTTGTCAAAGATAGCTGTCTCACATTTCTCTAACATTTTATTATAAATATAATTCATTTAATCTCCTTATAATGTAAATTTAAAAGGTATCTTACAACCATTAATAGTTTCTGTTCCAAAGTCTATAGCATTAATGTAATTACTTACAGCTTTTCTTGTATCACGATTGGAACTACCAACAAATTCAAAATTTGTAGGCTTACCATTTACCAAATCAAACTCAGCAATAAACTCTAACGGTCTTGACAAAGATACATTACCTAAAAAGTCAGCCATGTTTAAGTTTGTTTTAGGAACCGTACATCTTTTAGGTGGAATGTATTCATTGATGGTGATAGGCTCAGTAGTTTCAACAGGCTCACTCACATCAACAGATAGAGTACCTTCACCACCGTTGCCAGTTGCTAGTGTACCTGTAAGCTCACCAAACCCTGCATTAACTCCAAGTTCTTCAACATATTCTTCAATAGGTTCTTCAACTGGTGAGTTAATAAGACCGTCTAACTTCTGTAATATGTCGTTAATTTCGCCAACAGAAGTACGGAATCTATCATCATTGCTATCAAGCCTAGCGTTAATCTCATTAATAGATGTTCTCACG